AACCGTGCGCTCGGCCTTATGGTCGCGGTTTGCCCGAATCCGATTGGCCCGACGCTCGATCCCGTCATACGCCCCGCGGCTGAAAATCTCGGTCACCATGCGGCCCTCAAACGGGACGGTTGCCTCTTGCTCGTATGGCGTGACGATCAGCTCGATTGTCCGCTCAGGGAACGAGACGCCAAGCAGCTCGGCCGAGCGGAGCCGCATCCCTTGCTCGTCTACTTGCTCGTTCATCGCAGTACCCCGCTCGATAGATCGGCCGGCGACGAATTCGATAGCCGCTCGGCCTCTTGGATTTGCTGGACGGACAGAACCGGGGTTCCGTCGGCATCGACAATGCTGTTGAGAATCTGCGCCGTGCGGGCCCGCTCTAGCGGCTCGGGCTCGATGTACGCATCCCGGTTTAGCTCGATCCGGGTTCCTCGCGGCAGCAACCACTCAGAGAGCCCCGGCATCACGATTTGCGCTTTCGGTCGCAGCCCCGCCCGCCAATGGAAATCAAGCAGCATTGAAACGTTGCTGTACGTCATGGAATCCCCACCCGACGGGATGCCGACGAGGATTGCCGGCACGCCCAAGAGCGCCGCAATCCGCCGCTCGTGCCCGTCGAGCAATGCCGTAAGAGACATATCCTCCGGGCTCATTTGCGTCCCCTCCCACGTAATGCCACCCGAGAGAACGGCCGGCTCCCCAATCCTCGACATCCGGGCCGCGACCCAATCGGCCTGTAGCTTGGCGGCCTGTTCGGGGGCCAATTCCTCCGGGTGGGTCAGAACGGCCGGCGGGATGCCCTGCGCCACGGTGGACGCGTAGCGAATCAGAACGCCGGCCGCGACCATCCGATAACGGCCGGCCTCTAGCGGGCCGTGCCCGTGCGCATCCGAGACCGAGCCTTGATAGCGCAAATGGAGAATGTCGAGCGTGACATCGAGCCCGCCGATTGTGTAGCGGCGCAGCCCGTCACGACCAAGCTCGACGTTGACCGTCCACGGCGGGCAGACGTGAAAACGAGCGGGCCATCCGGTCGCGTAGTAGGCAGTCGCCAGGACGAACGCCTCTCCGAGCTGATAGTCCCAAAAGAGCTGTTTGGCGAATTCCTCCCACGACGAGTAAAGGTCGGGATCGGGGTTGCGCATCCAATCGGTCGAGAGCGAATCGGCGGCCCCGACGAGATAGGGCGGCATCGCCGCGAGCACGGACGCATTTAGGTCGAGACACATCCACGCCGTATCGGTTAGATCGGAGGGGGGATAGCCGCCCCACGCCGGGGGCCACCATTCCGCCGGCCACCCCGACCATGCAGAGGGGAGAATCCGCGGCGGGAACCACCCGGGATTGTCGATTGCATCGATGGTCACGCCATGCGGGTCGCCGGGCGTGACTAGTTGGTCGGGGCCCACCGTGGACGGCGGCACGGATACCGGGTCGTTCGGGTTCGGCGTGATGTCGTCGGGCGGCCTGATTGCCCGCTCAAAAAGCTTCACGGAACCCGAGTTTACATCGATGGCAACCCGGTTGCCTAGGGCGGAACGACAACGGGCCCTAGCCGCAGATGGAAGGGCCCGCCGCCGGCTGTCTCACCCGCCCTATTGGACGGAGGCAGAGAGAGCTTATCCCGAAACGGGAACGGCCCCCGAGGGGGCCGCTCCGTTAGCCGCGACGAGGCAGGAGCCTTGTCACGGTGCCCGCGTTGCCGCGGCCTCTTGTCGGTATTCCCGCCAGACGGTTCCGCCATCCCCCGTCGATGCGAGGTATTCCCACCCCTCGCCGTTGCGTCGCCACCAGCGGCCATCCTTGAGTTGCCATGCCTCGGATTCGCGATGGCAATGCGGGCAGACGCTCGCGTCGCCCCGCATCCGCTCACGACAATGCGGGCACTCACGACTCATAACCCGTGTGCGGCCCCGCGAGCGAGACCAGAGAATCAATGCGACGACGACCAGCACGAGAATGCCGAGCGTCGGCGCGACCGTGACTGTTTCAGCAATCACGTCCTACCTCCTATGCGTTGACACCGTGACGCCCGGAAGGATACCGATTAGCGGCCCGGTTTGACCGATACGGGCTCGGTTCCCATCGAGGCAACACTCACCCGCATAACGAGCGGCATCCCCTTGAGTCGCGACGTTAGCTCCCGCTCGCTCGGCGGGCTCTCGTTGGTCGGATGCCGGACAATCACGCTGTAGTAGGTATCGCTTATCGGCGCTTGCTCGTTCACCTGCGACGCCTCCGTCTTGATTGCTGATAGGCAACGCTCCCGGGTCTCGTCCCAAATTCGAATTCACGACGCAAAAGCGTCGCCATCAGCGGGTCGCCCCTGCGGTAGCGGCTTGTAACGTGAGCCATCACGTCAACGAGAGCCCCATCCGGCACGTCGGCCACGCTCTCAAGCGCTGCGGCTTGCTTGCGAGCTAAGAGCACTCTTTCACCGGCCCTTGTCAACCGCCAGAGCCCGCCCTCGTGACGCTCAAAGACGCCATAGCGGCGCATCCACCCCATGCGAGCCCCGACGGCCTGATGGTCGTCGTCAAATCCAAGCTCGGTCGCCAGGTCGTCAGTCGAGATAAACCCCTCGGCGTTGACGTGCTCCGCGACCGTGAGCATTAGGTCAAGGTCTCGGAAATCGACTAGACGCAGATGGCGGGCCATCAGGCGAGTCGGTAAACCCGACTGCCGCCCGTCCCCCGTCTGACCAAGCGGACAACCTCTTGCTCGCGAAGCTGATGCATCGCAGTCGAGACCGTGGCGGCCCCAATCTGATGCCCGTCTGCATGCATATCGCGGTAAAGCGATGTTCCCGTAAACCCGTCACCGTTCCTGTAGCGGTCGGCATGCTCGCGCAGGTACTCCGAGATGCGCTCGACGGTCTGCGGTGCGGCCCTCTGTTTGGGCATGCTCGGGGCCATTGTCTTGCGGTCGGTTGAGCGGCCGGGGCCCGGACGGTTTGGATCGGCCGCTCTGAGTACCCGCTCTAGCCGGCGCTCGTCGGCCCTGAGCCCCGCAAGCAAGGTCTCTGCGGTCGCGATCTTTTGCCGCGTTTCCTCTAGCAGCTCTACGGTTGGCCCGAGGATGCGCTCTAGGCCGATGTCGATATCGGACATTGCCTTGCCTCCGTTCGGTTTGACAGCAAGAGGGATCGTTGCAGATTGAGCGGCCGGCAGCTATCGCCCGAATCAGTAGATGGCGGGGCTTGGCGTCGGCTTATGGGCAGCCTGTACCGCCCATACCGCGGCTCTGACCAAATGCGTCGCCCCTCTTGCGGTTAGGCGTAGACCGCCGCTCGGCGTCTCCACCACTTGCGCCAACGCCAACGCCGTATCAAGCTCGGAGGTTTCAAGGTCGTGCGCCACCATTCCGTTGACGGCAAGATCGCGGAGCAAGGCGAGCCCCGTACGAGTCTCGGCCGAGCCGGCGGGAATCGGCGTAGGGGCCGTGCCGGGTGGCACTCGCGAGAGCATCGACGCGCCAACCTGTAGCTGCCGGATGCGGCGATGCCGGCCAAGCGCAATCGCGGATGCAACGGCCTCGTTCCAATCGGAGCACAACCACCCGTCTACCTCTATTCGGCCGTCGTCAAGCAGGGCGGCGGCGGCGACGGCGGCCCCGAGCCCGAAATCATCCTCGACCGCGACCCATAGCGGGCCCGTCGAGACGACCGGCTCGGCCAAGCTCGCCCATACGCCGGTCGGGAGCAAATCCTCGACGCCGGCCACGGGCTCACTCTTGGAGCGGGGCCATTGGTTGAGCCATTGCGCTCGAAAGCTCTGTTCGGGGTCGGGTTCCTCCGGGTCGTCAATCTCGCCGGCAAGCAGCATCGCGAGCTGCCGGCCAATCAATTTCTCGCGTTGCGGCGTCCAATGCGGCGACGCCTGCCGCCACCCGTCTACGTCGTCAAGAGCCCGACCGGCCTCCGTTGACCATTCAACAAGCAGCTCACCCTCCCCCGTTTCAAGGTCGGCCAGGGCCGCCGCCCGGCGGGAGAGCATCAGCGTGGTGGCGAGCCGATGGGCGGTCGAGACAAGCAAGAGCTGCGGTTGCTCACGCTCGACCATCGTCGGCGTGAGCCCTTCCTCGATGCTCGACGCCCGCACTTTCCAAGCCTCGTCGGCGGCGGCCATCGAGACCGAGTAGCCGTAGACGGCCTCTTTGGCCCGCACCATCCAACGCGAGTCGTCGGCCGAGAAAAGGATTTCTTCCTGCCCGTTGACCTCGCGTACCCGGTAGAGCTTGGGGCGGGCCTTGGCCCATATCCGGGCCGGCCGCTGTACCTCTTTGCAGACGGCGATGTCTTTGCCCGTATGCAGCACGTCTTGCGGCTCGCCAAACCGCTCCGACTGATGGATGCGCCAGAGGCATAGCTCGCGGAGCAACCAGCTCTTGCCGAGCTGCCGGGCCATCGAGAGAATCAGAACCTCCCAAACGAGCCGGCCGGCGTCGTCAATCTCAAGCAACCGGGTCGCGACGAGCCGTTGCCACCATCTGAGCGGCCGGCCGGATCGCCTCTGCGCCCACGTTATGAATTCGGGGCCCAACGAGCCGACGGCCCGCGGATGCGGCACCGTCATAAGCCGGGGCCATACTGCGTCGGATGGCACTCGCCGCAGCCCTCGCAACCAAGGAACGTCCCACCGATCATCGAGCCTGTCGAGCCCGTCGCGTTCGGGCTCAAGCTCGACGGGGGCGGCCGGCATCCACGGTCGGCGTCTCGCCATCCCTGCGCCGGCCGAGCGGTTGCAGCGGCGATGCTCGGGCCCGGCATAGCGGCTCTTGTCCCCATCGACGTGCCCCAAATCCCACGGCTCGCTAGGGCGGATGTATTCACCGCAGCGAACGCAGCGAACGCCGCCGGCCTTGATCGCCTTATCGACCTCGTCCCTCGCCCGACGATGGGCGTTGCCGTACCCCCTCGCCTCGCGTGACAACGCCCTCACGGATTTTCGCCTCGTCTGCCGGCGTTCACGGCGTAGGCAACACGGTCTCGGCGGGGCCCCGCGTTTTCACCGCAGAATATGCAGCGAGGGGGGAAAATAACCAC